AACATGCTCAGTACTGACACCATCGACAGCGTTGTAACTACATACACTCCCGGCATCAAAACTGCATCCGGCAGTGGCACCATGCTTTACTACCGCCTCGAAGGTAGTGATGCTGCCACCTACTCTCCCTTCACGGTCTTCCTCAGCAAGATCATGAAGCAGGGTGCTATCGAAACCACGGATCGCATCACCATCACGCTGAACCTGGGCCCTGACCCCAAAGACAGCATCACCTTCGCGGCTTACATCACTCAAGCTCAGATCTCGACTTCAACAGGCGAACTGGCTGTCGTGCCCTTCCAGTTCTCAGTCGACGGCGACTTCATCAACGTCATCGACCCCTAGTCTCGATGACAGTCTTTCTCGGGAACAAAGGTAATATCCGCCTGCGCCGTAGTAGCACCATTGCCTACGGCACCCTCGAGGACGTCATCATCCCCGACGACATCTCCGAGGCCCTCAACCGCCTGAGCTTCGAGCGAGCCGTCGACAACCTGCTGACCGGCGACCGGGTCGACATCTCCACGACAGACCCCCGAGGACTGATCTTCATCAGCCCCGAAGCCTGGTCCGACGGCGAGATTCACACCAATATCAGCCTTTTCATCAACATCAACGCTGTTGGTGGCCTCCGCTTTTTCAAAACCTTCGAACAAGCAGTCAACAACGACCGTACTTACGAGATCTCCCTCTCCAGCTTCACTTTCCCTGAAATCCCCATCAGAGTTGCTGTTCGAGACGCCCGCTACAACATCCTTGGCAGCGTTACCAGCTATCGCTTTAGCACTGATCGCGACACCATTGACACCACTTCACTCCAGGACAAGTTCAAGCAGCAATACAATGCCGGTCTGATCAGCGGTTCAGGCACGATCGAATGCCTCTTCAACGACCGCAGCACTGCTGTAGCTGAGCCCTCGATGCTCATCCTGCAACTGATCCAGCGGGTTGATATTGGCTGCGACTTCGACCTCGCTCTCTACCTATCAGACAAAGAGCTAAACCCTAATGAAGACACCATCTTCTATGACGTTACTGGCGTTGTAACCCGAGCAGGTGTTGCAGTCACCTCTGGCGACATCATTACTTGCACCGTTGACTTTGTCACTACCGGCGAAGTAAGACTACTTGTTGGCAAACCCTCTGATTACATCCTCAAAGAGGATGATGATCGCATCGGCCTTGAACAAAGTCTGAATTACCTCCTACAGGAAATCGAGGACTAAACTGCCGATAGGACTGTCGCCGCAGAGGGCTGAGCCTTGGCCGACCAACGCATATCCCAACTCATTGCGCTCTCGAAGGCGGGCATTTCCGCAACTGATGTCCTGCCAGTTGCTGACATCTCAGCGAGCGAGACCAAGAAAGTCACCGTCAAGGATCTCATTGCCGCAGGCATTGATCTAGTCGATACCGCCGAGATTGACCTCGCAAAACTAGATCAAAACAGCGCGACCAAGATCACCACAATCGCCCTCGAAGACGGGCTGATCTCGGCTCCCAAGCTCGGCGCCAACTCCACCACTGCGGTCGACAGCGTCGCTCCAGTCGCCAACAACTTCACTGGCCGCCACTTCTTCAACTCCGTCAGCGGCAACCTTCAGGTCTACGACGGCGCCGCCTACTCCCAGGTCATCCTCCCCGAGGGCGGCATCGGCACTGCTGCCATCACCAACTCCAAGCTGGCAGCCGGGGCCGTCACCACCGACAAGGTATCCCCCCTCGGCACGGCGGCCTACGCCGACAGCAGCGTCACCACCGCCAAGCTGGCCGACCTGGCGGTCACCACCGGGAAGCTCGCCCTCGGGAGCGTTACAGCCTCCCAGATCGCCACCGGCACCATCACCGGCACGCAGATCGCGAACAGTGCGATCTCCACAGCCCTGCTGGCCAATGGCGCCGTCACGACCGCCAAGCTGGCCGACACCTCGATCACTACGGCCAAGATCACCGACCTGGCGATCACCGGTGCCAAGATCGCGGACACCACGATCGACTACAGCAAGCTGTCGTTGGCCGACGGCTCCGTCCCCGCCGCCAAGCTCAGCAACTACTCGATCAGCGCACTGCAGCTCGCCCCGAGCGCGGTTGAAACCACCGCCCTGGCTGACGCCAGTGTCACCAGCACCAAGCTGGGTCCCGGAGCCGTCACCGCCACCGCCCTGGCAGATGGCAGTGTCAGCACGACCAAGCTTGTCGCCGGCGCCGTCACCAGCACGAAGCTCGCCACCGGCGCGGTGATCAGCGACGCCCTCGGTGCCCAGGCCGTCACCACTGCCGCCCTGGCTGAAGGCTCCGTCACCACGAGCAAGCTCGCCCTCGGGAGCGTCACCACAACCACCATCGGCGACGCCCAGGTCACCTACGCCAAGCTCAGCCTCACGGACGGCGTGCTCCCCGGCGCCAAGATCGCCGCCGACTCGATCACCGCTTCGCAGATCGCCGGCAGCGCGGTCGGCACCACCGAGCTCGCCACCGGCGCGGTGACCACCGCCAAGCTGGCAGACGCCTCGGTGACCACCGCCAAACTCGGCGCCGCCTCCGTCACCGGCTCCAACATCGCGACTGGGGCCATCACCAGCAGCCTGCTGAGCACCGGCTCGGTCACCTACCCCAAGCTGCAGGCCACCACAACCAGCAACGTCCTTCTCGGCCGCGCCACCCCCGAGGGCGGTCAAGTCGAAGAGATCCCCTGCACAGCCCAAGGCCGCACCCTTCTGGCCGGCGCCACTGCCACCGAGCAACGCACAGCCCTGGGCCTCGGGCCACTCTCCACCGCCACCGGCACCTGGGTCGACGGCTCCTCGTTCTCGGGCACCAGCAGCGGCACCAACACCGGCGACCAGACCATCACACTCACCGGTGCCGTCACCGGCAGCGGCAGCAGCACCTTCGACACCACGTTGTCCAACGACGTGGTGGTGGAAGCCAACATCGCCACCGGGGCCGTCACGTCGGCCAAGCTCGCCTTGGGGGCTGTCACCGCTGAGCGCCTCTCCGACAACTCAGCCTCCGTCGTCAGCCCCTCGGCCCCTTCGGGCAACGGCGCCTTCATTGGCCAGCACTGGATCAACACCAGCACAGCCATCGACTACGTCTGGAACGGGACGAGCTGGCTGCAGGAAGCGGGCATCACCGTCATCGCCTCGGTCGACACCACGCCGATTGCGGTCAACGTCAGCTACCCCGACCCGTACTCCGCGATCCTGACCACCACGCTGGAGACGCAGGGCGCCGGCACGGTCTGGGCGGGCCCGGCCTCGGGGGATGACGCGACCCCGACGTTCCGCGACCTCGTCAGCACCGACCTCCCGGTGGCCACCACCACCGAGCGCGGCGCCGTCCTCCCCGGCACGGGTCTCACCATCCCCGAGACCGGCACCGGGGTGATCAACCACAGCAACGCCATCAGCGCCGGCGCCGTCTCCGGGATCACCTACGACGCCCAAGGTCACATCACGGCGGCCACCGCTCTGATTCCCAGCGACATCCCCGAGCTCGACGCCAGCAAGATCGGCACCGGGGCCTTCAGCACTGCTCGCATCGCTGACGACGCGATCACCGGGGCCAAGCTGGCCGACTACTCGACCGCCAAGTTGGGTGAGGTGCTCCCTGTCGCCGACTACATCGGCCAGATCTTCCTCAACCCCCTGGACAAGGCGTTCTTCATGTGGGACGGCAACGTCTGGGTGCCCATTGGCATCTCGGCCGGTGAGATCACCTTTGCCGGCACCTACGACGCCAGCACCAACACGATGGCGACCATCACCAGTGATGGGGCTGCCGTGGGCCTGGTGCAGGGCCAACCCCTCCCCACAGCCTCCAGCTTCAACAACACCTACTACGTGGTGGTTTCCAAGGGTGGGACCGGCACCAGCCCGGCCCCGGCCGTCACTCTGCAGCCCCCGGACATCCTGCTGAGCAACGGCACAAGCTGGACCGAGGTGGACGTCTCCTCCACCTACGTGGCCCAGAACGCCAACAACGTCGCGTTCACCCCGGCCGCCAGCCTGGCGTCCACCACCGTGCAGAACGCCCTCGAAGAGGTCAGCACAGAGTGCCGCAACGCCAGCAACCTGACCTCCGGCACCGTGGCTGTGGCCCGAGGTGGCACGGGCCTGACCACCTACACCAAGGGCAACCTCCTGACTGGCAACGCCAGCAACGTCCTCGGGACCCTGACGGTCGGCACCAACGGTCAGGTGCTCACCGCCGACTCCACCGAGACCCTCGGCATGAAGTGGACCACGCTGCCGACCTACGTCTCCAGCGTCAGCAGCTCGACGGCGGCCCTGACCATCGCCAACCCGACGACCACACCGAGCTTCACCATTCGCGCCGCCAGCACCTCCGTGAACGGCCTGGTGCAGCTCACCGACAGCGTGAGCACCACGAGCTCGGCTCTGGCGGCCACCGCCACAGCAGTGAAGACGGCCTACGACCTGGCCAACGCTGCCCTCCCCAAAGCCGGCGGCGTGATCACCGGCGACCTTCAGTTGGCAGCAAACATTGGCTTGCTCTACGAAGGCAACACCATTGATGCCTTCCAAACTCGCATTTACGTCGCAGAACCAACTGCAGACCGCCAGATTCTGTTCCCTGACAGTGACGGCACGCTGGCAACTATCGCTCAACTCGACGACGGCTTCTACGCCTGAAGCCAGCCCCAGTTTGAGCCGTCCCTGATCTTGTAAATCGTTGCAACGCTAACCCCAAAGAGATCCAGAAACACCTCCTGGCGCCCTCGTTAGATTGAGCCATGATTTCCAGCCCTCTCCCCCCGAGGGCGTTAAGGAATGGCCCTTCAGCACGTTCGGTCTAGTACCGCTAACAAGAGACCTGTAGCTACTAACCTAGCTGACGGCCAACTTGCTATCAACTACAACTCTGATAGCCCTGGCGTCTTTCTCAAAGACAGCAACAACGGTCTTGTAAAGATCGGCCCTATTCACGTTGGGGCCACCGCTCCCAACGCGACTCCGGCCGGCTCTGCAGGCAACGGCAAGGGCGAAGGTTGGCTGGACACCAGTGGTGCCAACCCCGTCCTGAAGATCTGGAACGGCACCGCCTGGGCCAATGTCGGCGGCACCCCGGTCGGCAACGTCGTCAGCACGGCAGACACCGGCACGGTGACCAGCACGATGATTGCCGACGGCACCATCGTGAACGCCGACATCAACGCCTCGGCGGGCATCACCGACGGCAAGCTGGCGACGATCAGCACGGCCAACAAGGTCGCCGCCACCGCCCTCGACATCGATGGCGCCACCGACATCGGCGCCGCCCTGGCCGATGCCGACCTGATCCTGGTGGATGACGGCGGAGCCGGCACCAACCGCAAGGCCGCCGTCACCCGCATCACCGACTACGTCTTCGCCAAGGTCTCGGGGGACATCACGATCAGCAACGCAGGCGCTGCCGCCATCGGCGCAGGCGTGATCGTCAACGCGGACATCAACGCCTCCGCTGCGATTGCCGACACGAAACTGGCGACGATCAGCACAGCCGGGAAGGTGGCCAACAGCGCCACCACGGCCACCAACCTGAACACGGCCAGCGCCATCGTCGCTCGCGACGCCTCGGGCAACTTCACCGCCGGCACAATCACCGCCGCCCTGACTGGCAACGCCAGCACGGCCACCACCCTGGCCACCGCCCGCAGCATCAACGGCACCAGCTTCAACGGCAGCGCAGACATCACCACGGCGAGCTGGGGCACCAGCCGCACCCTGACCGTCGGGGGCACCGGCAAGTCCGTCGACGGCTCCGGCAACGTCTCCTGGACCCTCACCGAGATCGGTGCCCCGAGCACGACCGGCGTAGGCGCCACCGGCACCTGGGGCATCAGCATCACCGGTAGCTCTGCGAGCTGTTCCGGCAACGCCGCCACCGTCACCAATGGGGTCTACACCTCCG